TTATCCGCCAAAAAGGATCGCACAAATATCTAGTTGGTTCTGTTACTGCTGTTAATGATGGCAGCCTTTTGGTTGGCCAAGCATATCAGATCACTTCAGTTGGAACCACAACTTGGAACTTGTATGGTGCACCTAGCAACTATGGTGTAGGTACAATTTTCACAGCAACTTCAGTTGGCGGAGCAGGATCAGGCACAGCAAATTCTGTGGGTGTTTGTGTGCTTGACAACGATGTGACTCCTGCAGCCGGTTTGATGGCCATCACATACACCAACAACGATTCTACAGCTACTCCAATCAGCAAGTTGACCAACAAATTCTTGTTGGACTGGGCAGGCGGATCAACATACGCCGCTACTGAAGTTGTAAATGATGTTCGTTTTTCTGCCAACTTCTTTACAGACGAAGGCACAGTTATCAAGTCTGGCACAACTGGTGCTAGCAACGTTTCTGGACAACAGAACCTGGTTGACGTGGTTATTGTTGACAACGTCACTTCCTAATTGATTTGACTCACCAATCCTCTCAGATAATTACTGGGGGGATTTTTTTATGAGCAGAGCATTTGTATTGGGCAATGGTGTAAGCCGACAACAGGTAGATTTAGAAAATTTAAAACATTTTGGTCCTATCTATGGGTGCAATGCCTTGTACCGAGACTTTACGCCTACAGCACTAATCAGCACTGATCGTCCTATTAGCGAACGCATACAAGATTCTGGCTACGCACTAAAGCACAAATTTTACACCCGCAAACCCGTTTCAAGTTCTGGCGCATTACCAGTTCCACAAAAGTACTATGGCTACAGTTCAGGACCAATAGCTGCCAGCATTGCGGCCTTTGACAATGCTGTGATTGTTTACTTGATTGGGTTTGATATGGGGCCAGTTCACACCAAGTTTAACAACGTTTATGCAGACACAGAATTCTATAAAAAAAGCTCAGCACCGCCTACATTTACCGGCAATTGGGTACGACAGTTGACCACAGTCATGAAAGACTTTCCAAAAATAGCATTTGTGCGTGTGATGGGCGGTACCACAACACCTGTAAAAGAGTTTGATGATGTTAAAAACTTCCGAAACATGGATATTGCAGACTTCCTAAACCGCATAAATAACACAAAGGAACTCTAAATGTCTACCTACAAGCGTGTCAGCGGCAACTTAACAATTCAAACTCTTAATTCAAATAGTCTTGTGACCTTTGAAGGTCCGGTCGCAAATGCCGCTACCGTTTTTATTAATGGTAATTTGTCAGTCAGTGGAAACGCTACATTATCGGGCAACATCTCTGGCGACAAGTTGTTCAACGGAACTTCTGCAATAGAAATTCCAGCACCTAATGGAAATGCTAATATTTCAATTGGAGGTGTTAGCAATGTGGCAATTTTTACAACCACTGGTATGGTAGTAGATGGCAACATCAACGCTGGTAACTTGGCCCTGACAGGTTCGTTTAGTTTAGCAAGTTTAAGTGCCAGTGGCAATATCACTGGTGGTAACTTGATCTCAAATGGCAACACAACCATCACACGAAATGCAGGAGTTGCTCAACCTACATTGATATTTTTAGATACTGATACAGTTATTGCTAACAATCAAGTTATCGGATCTATTGAATGGTTTACATCTACCAGTCCAGGATTTAGAACAACATCTGCAATTAGATCAATTGCTTCTGGAACTGGAGGCAATGCAGATGTGCATATTCTAACAAATTCAGGAAACGTTGGACTTTCTGCCAAAGTTGTTGTGTTAAGCACAGGTAATGTTGGTATTGCTAACGCAAGTCCAAATTCAAATTTAGCAGTCGGAGGCAACGTCTATGTCAGCACTACCATAACTGCTGTGGGCAACATCACTGGCGGCAATGTTGACACAGCCATTGTCAGTGCAACAGGAAACATCACTGGCGCAAACTTGATCACTGGCGGATTGCTCACAGTGACCGGCAACATTACAGGCAATAACATTACCACAAGTAGTGTTACGGCCAATGGAGCAATATCAACTACGGGCAATGTTCGTGGCGGCAACTTACTCAGCGATGCAGCAATTTCAGCCACTGGGGATATATCTGCAATTGGTAATGCGGCAATTCAAGGCAACATAACTGGCGGCAATTTGTTCACAGCCGGTACCATCACTGCTACTGGTAATATCAGTTCAGTAGGCAACGTCAGGGCTGGAAACATTCTTACTGCTGGGTTAATATCAGTAACTGGCAACATCACCGCAGCAACCAATATTTTTGGCGGCAACATCACCACTGCTGGAACATTTAGTGCGGCTGGCAATGTCGAGGCTAATGTTAATAGTTATTTTATTGGTAACGGATCATTGCTGACTGGAGTTGTTGCAACTGGTAATGCTACTGATTTGTTACAAAATGGCACAACATCTATTGCAATTCCTGTAGCAAATGGAAACATCAACGGGGTAGTTAGTGGTGTAAGCATTTTAACTTTCTATACAGGCGGCCAATTACTAACAGGACAACTGTCTGCCACAGGCAATGTATCAGCTAGCAATGTCAACGCTTCGGGTAACATCAGCGCAATAGGCAACATCAATGGTGCCAACATCTTTACCACTGGTATTGCCAACATTGGCACACTAATCACTACCAATATCAATGCCAATGCTCTAACATCAGGCACAGTGGCCAGTGATCGACTGACTGGCAGCTACACCATCAACATTGCAGGTAATGCTACCACAGCCGCCACAGTGACCAATGCGGCTCAAAGCAACATTACCAGTTTAGGAACACTGACCTCATTAGCGGTCACAGGCAACATCACAGGTGGAAATGTCAACACTGCTGGCCTAATCACTGCCGCAGGCAACGTAACCGGCGGCAATGTTATCACAGCAGGTGCTATCAGTGCTGGATCAGCAGGTATATCATCATCTGGTAACATTACTGGTGCCAACATCATAGGTGGTGCCAATGTCAGCGCCACAACACACACAGGCACCACAGTTAGTGTAATTGGCAATATTGATGGCGGAAATTTACGAGCTTCAGGATTGATTTCAGTAGTTGGGAATATCACTGGTGGCAACATCTTGGGTGTGGCTAATGTTAATTCTACTACATTTACTGGATCTACAATTAATGTTACTGCTAACATCACTGGTGGCAACATTATCACAGGCGGCGTTGTAAGTTCTACTGGCATAATATCGTCAGCTGGCAACGTAACAGGCAGCAATATTAACGGTAGTAATCTTTATAGTGTGGGTATTGTCAGTGCAGCCGGCAACATCACAGGCGGCAATATCAGCACTGCTAACGTCAACGCTACTACTCACACAGGTGGTACTGTAAGTGTAACTGGCAACATTACAGCTGGAAATTACAACACATCTGGATTATTCAGCACCACGGGCAATGTTGTAGGTGGCAACGTTAACACAGCTGGTGTACTATTGGTCAACACTGGTAACACAGCAATTGCTATTGTAAACGGTGCTGGCAACGGAGTTGGTAATATTGGTAGTGCAACAGGCTACTTTAATCGATTGTTCGCCACAGCTACCACAGCACTCTACGCTGACTTGGCTGAAAAATACACAGCTGACGCTGATTATGCTCCAGGTACCGTGGTATCATTTGGCGGCAATAATGAAATCACACTTAGTGTGTGGGATTCAGATCGCAGAGTTGCTGGCGTAGTTAGCACCAACCCCAGTTACTTGATGAATGCTGGACTAGATGCTGAACACGTGGCAGTGGTTGCTCTGCAAGGTCGTGTGGCGTGCCGGGTGCAAGGCCCTGTGCGCAAGGGTGACATGATGGTCAGCAACGGTAACGGCGTCGCAAGATCAGAAGCAGACCCCAAAACTGGTGCAGTGATTGGCAAAGCCCTGGAAAACTTCAGTGGCGAATCTGGCACAATTGAAGTGGTAGTGGGCAGAATCTAATCTAACGGTACCAACAACCGTATTTTTGCTCAAATCATAGATCTATCTCTTTGGTAAATACAACCAGAGGAATGGATTATTCATGTCGCAACAGATAATTGACGTTGGCGCCGCAGCCAACGATGGAACAGGTGAATCACTGCGTAATGCTTTTACGGCTGTAAACTCAAATTTCACGGAGATTTACACTGCTGGGCCTGTTGGCAGCAATATTGCTATTTCTGGCAATGTTATAACCAATACCGCTCTCAACGGCAACATAGTACTCAAGCCCAACGGCATTGGAGCGATACAAGCCAATGCCGCGGTGTTACCCAGCATCGACAATGTGTATGATCTGGGCAGTGCCGCACTACG